TCGCTTGAGCGTCTAACTCTAATGCAATTGCCATTATAAGCTGTTCTTAATTTAAAAAAGTCTAAAGCTATCTCTGCATTAGGATATAAGTCTAATAATAGAGTAGCAGCTACTTTTTGCCAAACTAAATTAGCACCCAAGTAAACCTTGTTTACATCGATAGACCCTATCTTTACTGCACTTATATCATTTGTTCCTATCTTCATTCTTAAAAATTAAACTATAAAATAAATGGTTGTTGCATCAGGTGTATCTATTGCATCATATTCAGCTTGTGTTAACGTGGTTAATGCGTTTGTTGTGTAGGTTGCTGCTATATTTTTTTCAATTCTATTGGCAATTGCCGTAACATTTGTTGCTATTCCACTCGTATTCGTTGAGATATTACTCGTATTTGTTGAGATATTACTCGTATTCGTTGCAATATCTCCTGTAATAGTTGCAACAGGAATTGAGTTAATCGTTCCAACAGTAGTTGCTCCTGTATTATCAATTGTTACATCTCCGCTCATTGCAACAGATACTGATTGATTAGATGCGTTTCCAAGAAACATCTTTGCACTATCTAAATTAGGTGTTGCATTTGCTCTACCTGCTCCGCCTACTTTGATAATACCCGCACTTGCGTGGCTTCTTATAACCTTTCCTATGTTTTGAATTGCTGCTGCTTCTCCTGATGGTGCAGTTGCAGTTAATTCTCCTGCCGTTGTATCAACGTAAAGTATATCTCCTTCACTAAATGCTGAAGTATTTACTCCTGATAGATTCCCAAAGGTTACAACCTCGCAGGCTGTGTTGTTATTTGCATCTGCGTAAACTAATCCGAAAGCAGGTCTTGCAGTTGCGTCATCAGCATCTGCCAAATCAACCAAAGTGTTATTACCTTGAACTCCTGAAATTGCTACAACTTTACCCTTTAACAAAGTTGAACCACTATCGTTTTTTGCATTAAATCTAACTGCACCGTTTAAATCTCCAATAAAATCAGGAGCAACTACATCTCCTGTAAATGTTGCTCCTGTTAAGTCTGCTTTACCTGCTAACGCTGAAGTGTTGGAAGCTATGTTTGTAACATTCGTTGCAATTCCTGAAGTATTGGTTGAAATGTTGGTTGTGTTTGTTGAAATATTAGAAACATTCGTTGCAATATCACTTGTGTTTGTAGCAATGTCTGTCGTGTTCGTTGAAATGTTAGATACATTCGTTGCTATTCCTGAAGTGTTAGTTCCAATACTTGCAAGGTTAGTAGCAACTCCGCTTGTGTTGGTAGCGATGTTAGTTACGTTTGTTGCAATATCCGCTGCGTTAGTTGCAATATCAGCTACATTGGTTGCTATTCCGCTTGTGTTAGTTGCAACATTCGCTTGAGTTGACGTCAATTCTGTTGCGTTGTTATTTACAACAGTCTTTATTTCATTGGCGTTGGCAAATGTCAATTTCTTATTTTCAGGCAAAGCGTTCGCCTGTCCTAAAATTTTATCGTCAAAGGTTATATTAGTAGCTGCCATTATATTTCGTATAATTTGTTTAATGTATATGTCGTGCCTTGTGAAGAATAACTTTCTTCTCGATTGCTTCTTATGTATTCAGGCGTGTTTACTGCAAGTTCAGGAATATTCCCATAGTTTTGAGTTAAATATTGCTTCACTTGATTTTCGTAAAAAACTTTACTTGCCTCAGCTTGTCGCTGCATATTTCCTAATTCATCAGACCCTATTGACGTTACTTCGTCAGTATCTCCGATTGAAATAGTTTCAGCACCTATCTTGTATAGCATTCGTGGCAAAGCCATCACATACGTTTGCCATATAATCATTTTCATTACTGAAGCCTTATCGCTATCATATAACTCTTGGTACAATCCTGTTAAGGTATTTGAATTATAATCGTTTCTCAGCTTAATCATTAAAGCAGTTCCAAGTACATTCTGCGAAGCTAAATCTGTTGACTGAATTACCAAAGGCTCAAGTAATCTTGAATCAAAGTTTTCAGTTATACCCAAGTAAAACTTTAAGTCATCTAATCCAATAAGTAAAGGTATTGTTACTGCCATTTTTTAAATTTTATTTAGGATATGCTCCTTGATTCGGCATATCTTTAGGTGCTATTTTACTGTCTTTATTTCCTCGTGGATTTGGTTTATAGCTGCTCGGAATACTACTTACCTCTTCTCCTCTGCTAATATACTCTTCAGTTTTGTCTTTCATTCTGTAAAGTTCTTCTTGCCAAAAATGTCCGCATTGAACTCCGCCTTTAAATTTAAACAAATCGTATGATTGACCTTTATGACCAAAAGATTTATTTACTCCGTCTCGTGTAGCTTTGTCTATATCCTCCAAACGATAAACAACTCCGTTGTCTGTTCTACGCATCATTGACTTGCAAAAATCTCTGCTATTTCCTGAACTATACTTTTCTTGATAGCTATAACGAACTTTGTAAAAGGATTTGTCCAAGTAACTAAATCCATTTGGATTGCACTTAACAAAGTCTGCCAATCGCTCAATAGATGACTTCTTAGGCTTTATTAAACCATTTGCCCAATCTTCTATGCTTTCACCGTTTGCTTCTCTTACATCGACTAATTCCCACTCATCAAAGTCTATCTTTTCCCCTGCTAAAGAGTCAAGCATTTGTTGGTCATCAAAGTCTTTTTTTTTAGAAAGGTTTTCTTGAACTTGCTCTTCAATTTGAAGCCAAACATTTGCTTCACTTTCACTAAACCCATAACCACTTTGAAGCATCAATTTAGCTTGTGGCTCTGTTAATTCACCTTTGCCATACTTTCGTACTATTCTTTCAATGCCTTGCATTTGTCTACCTGTTAAATTCTTTACAGAATCATTAACAGTTAGGTCTTGTTCAATATGAGTTTCGCCATCCATTACACTACCATCGGGCATTATATGTTTAGGATTTTCTTTAACTTCTTTAAACCGTACATCTTCACATTCCAATTCTGCAAATATTGGGCTTAGAATTTCAAGAATCTGCTCCCTTCTTGGAATAACGATTTTCTCCATCATCCTTTCAGTAGCAAAAGCAAGTTCTTCAGTTTCGCTCGTGAATCCTGAACCTTTAGAATTTAACCCACTAATTAAATTAGCAGATGGTATTCTGTGAGCCTTTAAGATTCCTATCTCAGCAGTTTCATATTGGTTTTCGTAAATCTTGTCAATACCTGTCAAATTAGGTGTTGAAAAGGTTGGAGCATTTCCACCTTGTCGGTAAAAAGTCGTGATTACCTTTCCTGCATTTGCTGCTCCCGTTGTTTGTTGCTGTGTTTCAATGCTATCTTGTTTGTCTATATTAGCATCACCGCTTGTTTCTTTTGATATAATCATGGAAGGGAACATACCATTCTGCGCTCCATGATTGTGCATCATATAAATTGCAATCTCTAACTCAATAGCATCTGCCGCTGAAAGGTATTTAGGTCTCCCGTAAGGTGTGTTAAATGTACCACTGTCGTAATAGTAAAGAAGTGATTTATAATCTTTTTTATTATAAGAATTTATGTAAGTGTTCTTGTAATTATAAATTGGACTTTGGGGATTCCAATCTTCTTTATAACTAAATTTTACAGGATAACCATCTTCTAATTGAACCACTCGAAAGTGAGCAACATTGATATTCTCAACCGCTTTGATTTCCATCAACGGGTTTCTGCGAATTTCTAAGCTAAGGCTTTCTTGAACTAATAAACCTGATGCAATAGAAAGTAGGTTTTTCTTTTTAAAAAACTCTTGCAATTTTGCATCCTTTTCTTTATCATCACAAGTTAACCCTAAGCCAACAATCTGCTGTGCTAAATCGTCAATAATACATTGATGCGTTGGGCTATTGTTGTAAAGTGAGTTTAAGTAGTTTGAAAAAAGGTTATCGAAAGCGTTTGGATAATAAGTGCTTAACCTTCTTTGTCCTTGAATTGCGTTAGTCTTATATCGTGATAATTGAATCTTCATTACGCTAATGTAAAATCTAATGTATAATCAAAGGAACTAATTTCGGCTTCATCTAATAAAAACCTAACTACTCCCTTCTTTAAATCCACATCTTGCTGTGATATGGTATAAAAATAGGTATCATCTATTAATTGAGATGTGTCTGCTACATCTAAATCAAAGGAATAATACCCATCGCTTATGGTTGTGATAACTGAAGAAAAAATAAGCCGACTTCTTGAAGGACTATCAAGCGTAATTGTAATTGTATCACCAACTACGTTACTCTGATTTAGCCTTACTCTTATCGGACTTACTTGATTCTTCGTTATCGTTATCACTTACCTTTTTCTTTTTTGGTTTTGGATTCTGTAAAATTACACTTTCTAATTCAGGAAATTTGTTAAGAACCCATTGAATGTTTTCAAAAGT